TTAATGAGTTGTATAGGGTTAGTAAAAATCAAATAGTTTGGGGTGCTAATTATATGACTACATATTTACCCCCAAGCATGGGTTGGGTGTTTTGGGATAAAGGCACAGGTTCAAATGATTTTAGCGATGGCGAACTTGCATACACAAGTTTTAAAAGAGCTTTGAGAAAATACAAAGTATCTTGGGTTGGTGCAAACGCTAACAATGGTACACCACGAATACACCCAACAGAGAAACCCATTCAACTTTACGAATGGTTGCTTATGAATTACGCAAAAGAAAACGATAAGATACTCGATACTCATTTAGGTAGTGGCTCAATAGCAATAGCTTGTTATAATTTAGGATATGAGCTAACAGGGTGCGAACTCGATAAAGACTACTACGAAGCTGCCATGAAGCGAATAGAACAACATAAACAACAACAAAGACTATTCTGATGATACACATGATACGTTATTACAATCATTGGAAAACAACAACTGATGATCCTAAGATATTAAAGTATTGTGATAGAATGATAGAACACTTTAGTAATGAAGATAGACCTGACCTTAGATACAAACGATTATGATACTATATATGGACTTTAGTGGGTTCTTAACAACAGCAGTACTATGTGCCTTCTGTTGGTTTATAGGATACCTAAAAGGATATGAAGATGGAAAGAAATAACTTTATATGCCTTGACGATGAATTTACATACTCACGATGCGTGTTTCAATGTAACGACTGTGCACTATACGAAAAACAATTAGATGAAAACAAAAAAATGGACTCAAGCACAAAAGATTGAGCAGATAGAAAGAGCTACAACAAAACTCTACTTAATGGTTAATCAATTAGCTAAAGAGGTGCAGGAATTAAAGGGTACACAAAATCCTGAATAATTACGTTATATAATTGATTAAACAATCTTTTTCAATTATGGATGGTAGAGCTTCAAATGGTGGTGCAAGACAAGGGGCGGGTAGAAAACCTAAAGCAGACGAAGCTAAATTAGTAGAACGCTTAGATGCGATCATAGACAGCAACGAAGCATTAACACAATTAGGTAAGCTCGTAGCAAAAGGCGATATGAGAGCAATACAACTATATCTCAGCTATCGTTATGGTAAGCCAAAAGAGAGTATGGATATCAATTCATCAGAGGGGCTAAATATAAACTTTAAGGACTTAATTAAGTTTGTCGATTAACATACATAAAAAATACCTGCCAATATCCACAGACGATAGTAGATACTTTGTGGTTACAGGTGGTAGGGGTTCAGGTAAGTCTTTCTCAATAAATGCTCTGCTTGTTATACTTACCTATGAGCGTGGGCATACAATCCTATTTACACGATACACATTAACATCTGCTCGTATATCTATTATCCCTGAGTTTATAGAGAAGTTAGAACTGATGGACTGTATTGCAGACTTCCACGTAACAAAGGACGAGATAATAAATAAGAAATCAGGAAGCAAGATAATCTTTAGGGGTATCAAGACAAGCTCAGGCGATCAGACAGCAAGTTTAAAATCACTCACAGGTATTACGACTTGGGTAGTAGATGAAGCAGAGGAACTAACAGACGAGCAGAAGTTTGATACTATTGACCTATCAGTAAGACAGCAAGGCAATCAAAACAGAGTTATCTTAATACTTAACCCCACAACCAAAGAACATTTTGTATATACACGCTTCTTTGAAGATAAGGGTGTACAGGAAGGTAGCAATACGAGTAAGGATAACACCACATACATTCACACCACATACTTAGACAACTTAGACAATCTATCTACAAGCTACATAGAGCAGATAGAACAAATGAAACAGCGCAGACCTGAGAAATACAAACAGCAGATGTTAGGTTCGTGGATGAGTAAAGCAGAGGGTGTGATATTCACTAATTGGACTATTGGGGAATTTAAAAAGAAAGGTGTTAGCGTATGGGGGCAGGATTATGGTTTTGCAGCAGACCCCTCAACCCTTGTAGAAACAAACATAGATACAGATAACAAAATAATCTATTTAAGGGAATGTTTTTACCTGCCACGTCTTACAACCTCACAGATAGCTCAACTCAATCTTAAACACGCTAAGGATGGTCTTATTGTAGGGGATAGTGCAGAACCAAGACTTATACACGAACTCAAAGCAAAGGGGTGTAGTGTAAAGCCATCCATAAAAGGACAGGGAAGTGTTACCTATGGCATCTCTTTATTACAAGACTACGACTTAGTGGTAAGCCCTGATAGTACAAACCTGATTAAAGAGCTGAACAATTACAGATGGTTAGAGCGCAAATCAAACACGCCTGTTGATGCTTATTGCCACCTTATTGATGCGATTAGATACAGCGTAGGCTATCAACTACAAAACCCAAACAGAGGTCAGTACGCTATTAGCTAAAATCATTTTTTTTTACGTTATATAAGTATGAAAGTAGATATAGAAATCCCTGAATCGCTTAATGAGATAACCTTAGACCAATATCAGAGATATCTAAAGATACAAGATAACAACGAGGACGAGAAGTTTTTAGCTGTTAAGATGATAGAGATATTTTGTGGGATACGTGGCGACCACGTCCTGCTTATGAGGGCTACTGACATTAACAGCATAGTGCAGATATTAACTGAGATGCTAAACCATACACCCAAGTTGCAAACTATGTTCAAGATGAAAGGTACGCAATATGGGTTTATACCTAAGTTAGATGATATGAGCTTTGGCGAATACATAGACTTAGATACGTTTATAGGCGATTGGGAAAATATGCACAGGGCTATGAATGTTCTATACAGACCTATTGTGAATCAATATGGCGATAAGTACAACGTAGAGGATTATAGCGTAGATAACGCAGAGAAGATGAAAGATATGCCCATGAGTGCAGTCTTAGGTTCTATTGTTTTTTTTTACAATTTAGGGATGGACTTATCGAAAGCTATGCTGAACTATTTGGGGAACGAGGAGATGAACTTAGCGCTGCATCTAATTTCGGACGAAAATGGGGGTGGTATCAATCACTTTACGCACTCGCTCAGGGGGATATTGGACGATTTGAAGATATCACTAAACTAAACGCTCATCAATGTTTATATGCCCTAAGTTTTATGAAAGACAAAGCAGAGTTAGAAGCAAGACAAATAAAAAGTAAATTTAATGGCTAATCAAGGTGTAATAGGTTTTTACCAAATAACCAAAACAATCAAAGACCAACTGTTAGACGATGTAAACGTCAACACAGTAACAACAGGGGATATTACGGACATTGACCTATCCAAGCAAACTATATTTCCTTTGTGCCATATTATTATCAATCAAGCAACGTTCGAAGAGCAGGTGCTTCGTTTCAGCATTTCAGTATTGGCTATGGATGTGGTTGACCAAAGCAAGGAAGCAACATCCGACATATTCACAGGCAACAACAACGAACACGACATCCTAAACACGCAATTAGCAGTTGTAAACAAACTTGTGCAGACATTAAGGATAGGAACTCTATACAGGGATAAATACCAATTAGATGGCGACCCAACGTGTGAGCCTTTTTACGAAAGGTTTGAGAACCAAGTAGCAGGTTGGGCTTGTACCTTTGACGTGCTTGTTGAAAACGATATTAACATATGCAGCTAAAAGAAACACAAAAGGCACTTAACGCTTTTGGTAAGTACGTGGTTCAGCAATCGAGAACCAATCTTACTAAAGGCAAAAAGAACGCATCTAAACGACTTTACGATAGTATTGACTATGAAGTCCTATTAGGTGCTAAAGCTGTGTCTGTGGTCTTTAAAATGGAAGATTATGGTAAGTATCAGGACTTGGGTGTGAGTGGTGTTAAAAAGAAGTACAACACGCCTTATTCTTATACTTCTAAAATGCCACCTGCAAAAGCATTTAGCGATTGGGTGGTGCGTAAAGGATTAGAGGGCATACGAGATGATAAGGGTAGATTTATAAAACGTAAAAGCCTACAATTCCTTATTGCCCGAAGCATATATATGAAAGGCATCAAACCGAGTTTGTTTTTTACCAAACCTTTTGAGAAAGCTTTTG